AATTTCAGCTTGTTTCCCAGTCACGATCCGGGAATGGGATGGCGCGCCGCTAATTCCAAATGATCAGCCTACAACTAACAGAGATGCTAAAAAGCCTTCAATGGCAATAGCAGCGGTATCTGCTTTAATTGATAATCTTGGCATGGAAGCTCTAATTGCTGATCCTGCAACTGCTAAGACTCAGACACAAGCTGAAATTGATAGTATGAATCCAAAGAGATTAAATATTTTAATCGTTGTTCAACTATCTGGTAACACTAATATTATTTCAATCGATCTTGACTTTGGTTTCTTCTTTGGAACTTCAGCGGTTGTAGCATAAGGATAAATGAAAATGAGTATAGGTGGCTCTATTGAAAGCGCATCACTGAACGGACGTTTATTCCCCGTTGCAGCAGACGCAGACGCACAAAGAAAACTTGGCGGTTTTGAGAATGAACATCAATCTAACGGTGATGGATCTGGTCGCTTAATTAAAACTAGAACGGGTTGGTCATTAAGTGGCTTAACTATTTCTATTGATGATTCTCGCAATGATCAAGAGTTTTTACAAGATCTACAAAATATGAAAGATTACTTTGTTATTGCTGTTACGCTTGTAAGCGGTGCAGTATGGCAGGGTTTAGGTCAAATTGTTGAAGAGGCACCAATGAGCACTCAGGCTACTACAGCTGATATTACTCTAATGGGCCCAGGTAATCTGACTCAACAATAAAAAAGGTATCCTCGGGACTCTGCGGTTCACCCTTGCCCTCGGCCTTTTATGGTGCGGAGTTCCTTTTAAAATTGGGTAATGAGGATTAAAGATGAAAGAAGTAAAAGTTGCAAAAGAACAGGCAGAGCTAGAGTTTGATAATTTCTGTGAAAATTTCGACATTGACACAGAGTGCAGAACTAAAGACGAACAAGACTCTTTTGATGATTTAAAGTATACGGTTGTTAAGGCAATCATGAGCGGTCATTTAATTTTCAGTGATTCAGGCGAGCCGATTTATACGCCTAAAAGATCAGAATGCAAAGCTTTAACTTTCCATGAAATGGATGGTGCTTGCTTCATGGCTGGAGATAAAATTGAAGGTAATCATAAGTCAATGCACGCTGTTTTAGCAGCTATCACAAAGACGACTGCCGGAACTTTTGCCAGCATGAAGAATACAGATCTAAAAGTTTGCCGGGCTATTTTAAGGCTTTTTATGGCTTAGTCCGTACTAAGTTAGTAAACGGTATTCCACGCGGCGGAAATAGGGCCGTTGTGGTATATCGTAGCATGTTAAGGCAGATCACTAGAGAGTATAGCGGTTTGCCAGACTGCCGGACTTTAAAGGCTTCTGAGATTCGTTTTTTTTATGAAGGTTTAAGACCAGAGCTAGAGAGATATTTAAACAATGGCAAATAAATTTGCAGTAGAAGCAGAGTTTAAAGGTGTAGATAAATTTTCTAAGCCTTTAAGAAAAATGCAAAACAATGTTAACCGTTTTGCACAAGAAGCAGATCGAGACTTTAAGCGCGCCAGAATGAGTTTTAGTAAATTCGGTGGAGCTATTAAGGTTGGTGTCGGTGCTATTGCTGCTGGTACTACTGCAATGGGTTTAGCTCTTGTTGATGCTACTAAAACTGGTATGCAATTTGAGCGCGCTATCTCAGAAGCTGCTGCAAGATTTGGCGGTATTCGTAGAGGCTCAAAAGACTTTGAGGCTATTAAAAAAGCTGCAATGGATGCGGGTGCAACTACAGAAAAAACAGCCACAGAAGCAGCCCAAGCTCTTAACTTTTTGGCTATGGCAGGGTTTAGTGCAAATGATGCAATATCTGCACTGCCTTTAACTATTGACATGGCTACCGCTTCAGGTAATGAGCTTGCAAGAACTTCTGATATTTTAACTGATTCACTTGGATCATTTGGGCTTGAATCAGATGATTCTGTACAGAAGCTAGCAAATCTCAATCGTGTTGCTGATGTGATGACTAAAACAACAGTCATTGCCAATACTACTCTTGAAGACCTTTTTGAAACTATAAAAGACTCTGCTCCTATTGCTTCCGCTGCTGGAATTAAAATGGAAACTGTAAACGCTATGGCCGCTGCTTTAGCGGGTTCTGGCATTAAAGCTACAAGAGCTGCTACAGCATTAAAAAATATTTTCGTTAAACTAGCAGCACCTACCGGAGAAAGCGCCAAAGTATTACGAGATCTTAATATTCAGATGGTAGATATGGAAGGCAATCTAAAAGATCCTCTTGATATTCTTGATCAACTGAGAGAAAGTCTTACAGAATTCGGCTCCGCTGAACAATTAAAATTAACTGAGGCAATTTTTGGAAAAATACCTTTAGCCTCAGTTTCTAAATTTTTAGATAATGGTGTAGATCAAGCCCGCAAATTTAGAATTGAGTTACAAAACGCAAATGGAACGGTCAAAGATATGGCCGCATTTATTCGTGATGATGCTACAGGCGCTTTTGATGAGCTAGTTAGCACAATTGAAGGCGTTAAAATTGATTTCTTTGAAGGCGAAAGTGGTCAAATAAAGAAGTTATTCAAGGATCTAACGCAACAGATAAGAGACAGCAAACCGGAAATTATAGGTTTCATGACAAGTTTTGCTAAGCTTTTTAAAGATGTCGTATCTACTGGAATTAAAGCCGTTAAAATTTTCCAAGAACTTGATGACCTTAGATTTTTTGCAAAAGGTGGAAAAGGTTTTTTTGGAATTAAGGGAGGCGGTGATATTGGCCGAACTCTAAGCGGCCAACCAGATCTTAGTCCAGTTGTTGAAGATGTAGAGATTGAGCCAAATTTAACTCCAATTGTTGAGCCTGTTATAATTTCACCGGTAGAGCGTTCAGAAAATTTAAGAAATGATTCTACTAATAAGGTAATTATTAGTCCAGAAAAAGGACTACAAGCCAAGCCAGACGGTGATTTAAATCCTAATGTAACGATAGAAAAAACAGGAGGATTTTAAAAAATGACTTGGGAAGGAAGACTAAAGCAAGCTGCTTATATAACTCCATCGGGTAATCGTATTACTTTTGATTATGAAGATGTAAGTATGAATGTTGATAAAAGAACCTCAGCTTTTGAGTTTCCTGAAGTAAACGGAACTTACATACAGGACAATGGACATTCGGGGCGGCGCTTCCCTCTTAATATTTTCTTTTGGGGTTCTGATTACGATTTAGAATCTAATGCTTTTTTAGACGCTCTTTTAGAGTCTGGAGTAGGTCAACTTGACCATCCTATCTATGGTTTGCGTGATGTGGTGCCATTCGGTACTATAGAAAGAATAGACAATTTAAAAACGGCTGCAAACCAAGCAATATTTCAGGTTTTATTCTGGGAAACTACAGGCATAATTTACCCTACTAATCAAAGCGACCCTACAACAGGGGCACTAGGGGCAATTGAAGATTTTAACGAGGGTGCAAGTATACAATTTGGCGACTTACTTGATGTAGATTCTGCAATTGAGGAAGTAACCTTTATAGACGCTTTTCAGCAGGTTTTAACTACTACAAAGAATGCACTACAAGTAGTTGCTGACACTCAGGACAATGTACGACGACAATTTAATGCCATTAATAATGCGATAAATGAAAGTATTGAAATTCTCGTCGACACTCCAATAACTTTGGCTTTTCAGACTTTAGAACTTATACAAGCTCCAGGGCGTGCATTAACATCTATTACAGATCGTTTAGAGGGCTACGGAAATTTAGTAGAGTCACTAATTTCTGGTAATGGAGTTGCTGTGCAGTCTGGCAATGATTCAAGAGTCAATAATAAATTTCACACCGCTGATTTATACGCTCAAGGTTATGTAAGCGGCGCTCTTATTTCTTCGGTGAACAATCAGTTTAAGACGCGTACAGAGGCAATTAATTCTGCTGATTTATTATTTAATATGTTTGATCAGGTCACAGAATGGAGAGAGGAAAATTTTACAAGTTTAGAAATAATAGACACTGGTGAGGCTTATCAAGGCTTACAAGAGGCAGTAGCTATAACTGCTGGTTTCCTTGTTCAGATTTCTTTTACACTTTTGCAGGAAAGAAGATTTACGACAGATAGATCTCATACAATGGTAGATTTAGTGGGGCAACTTTATGGAGAGATTGACGAGCAATTAGATTTTTTTATCGACTCCAATAATCTTACCGGTTCTGAAATTTTAGAAATTCCTAAAGGCCGCGAAATAGTTTATTATGTCTGAGTATATAACAACATCCGGCGATACTTTTGAGAATATTTCACGGCAACAATATGGTGTTAGTAATCAGGCAACCTTAATAAGGAATGCCAATCCTGGAGTTACTGAGCCTTTAATAGCTGGTGTTTCTTTAACAATTCCTGCTAATCCAATAAAGCCTAATGATTTAAGTCAGAATTTATCTGTTATTCAAAATGATGAAACAAGTATAGAGATAGATGGTCAAATTTTTAAGTTTTGGGAATCTCTAAGTATTCAGGATAGATTTGACGGTATATCGAGCTTTAAGTTTAATGCACCTTTTGACTCTGTTTTTCCTGCCTTTAAAGATATTTTTAAACCTTTTACATATAAGCCTATACAAATTTATGTAGGTGGTGAAACAAGGTTTACAGGTACAGTAGTGGCTATTCGTCCAACTATTGAAGCTGACAGAAAAACCGTCAGTGTGTCGGGATATGCTACACCTGGAGTATTGCAAGATTGTACGCCATTTGCGCCCAATGATGATTATCAATTAGAATTTAATAATTTTGGTATAGTGGAAATAGCCTATTCTCTTGGAATTCCTTTCGGAGTTCAGGCAATCGGTGGTTTAGGTGCAAATGATGCCGCAATATTTAAGCGTGTAGCAATAGAGCCTAACGAAAGAGTCATGCCATTTTTAGCAGGATTGGCACGTCAAAGAAATCTAATTATATCAAATGATCCAAGCGGTGAACTATTATTTTATCAAGAGTCACCGGTTCCAAGTTGGCCTGAGATCGTGACTGGGAAAC